CTCGCCAATTGATTTGCATCAATAGTAAAAGTAAATTCAGCCATTAAAGTATTTCATTCCCTGAAAAGTCAGTATCTTTAAAGTTAGTAGGTATATTTTTAGGGCCGTTTACCATATCCAAGTCCTTAGTGATTAATAGCCTCCGCGTAATTTCTGGAGTAGCTCTTTCCAAAAGCTCCTCATATTTCATAAGAGGATTTTTACCCTCAATCATTTCTACAACAGCCTGAACAATATCTTTTCTGTCGGCAAATTCAGGATGGTCCGTATAAAACTTAATATTAATCTTATGTAATGCTGCATGATTACTCATAAGATTTCCAATTACTTCTGGAATAGTCAACAGCATTCGCTCTGTCGCAAGAGCTATAATTTCTTCTTTTTCTTCTTCCGTAATCATTTTAACTCCTATACAAAATAGTTTGCATTTATTGAATAGCCTGTACCATAAGGTGACCTAGCCGGAATTTCTATGTACACAGGCTCAACCTGCTTTGCTGCATTAAGTGTAATTAAATTATCGTAAGAAGTTTTTGCAATCAGAGCAACCCCAGCAGAAATTGCTTTTCCATACTCCGGAGCTAACCGAATTGCTAAATTATACACTATCGGTTCTTCGTAGTAGCTAGGAAACATTAATGTATCAGTAACTAAACCAAACGAGTCAGTTTCAGTAAAAGCTTTAAAGCTATCAAGATATAAAGTTTCTGCGGCGTTCGGGACAGGGTATAAGTAAACATTAGCTAAAGGATAAGTCGAATGAAGAAATAAACTTGTTGGTCTTGAAGAATTCCCTTTATCTAAAATACTTCTATACTCACCTTCTGAGGTAATATCAATAGGATGAGTTATGTTGTTACTACCAAGAATATACGCGCCGATAACTCGGTTGGGCTGAGCAGTATCAATATCTCCGCCAGATCCCCAAGTGTATACAGACTTTCCTGTTGTAAGTACAACGCTTTCCTTTACTGTAGCAAATACGTTAATACTCAGCGCTCCCCAAGATTTCAGCATAATCTGAAGAGCGGACAAAGCTTCAGCCTGTCTAGCAGTTTCTATGGTTTCTCCGCTACTTAATGCTCCTATCTTGCGTAGGCTAGAACCTAACAACTCAGAAACTAGCATTTACTATACCCCTTTCAGAAAGGTCAAATATTGACCATTCTTATCACGACCTAAAACAGTTTTGTTATCTCTACAGATTTTTCAACTTCTTCTTTCTCTTCTTCTTTCTCTTCTTCTTTCTCTTCTCCCTCATAATACTTTTCAAGTCCGGGCAGGAGAGTACACTTTCCAGGATGATCGACCCACCCTTCTTTCATAAGTTTATCAAAGACGGCTCGTTCTTTAACTACCTGACCCTCCGGATGATTCTTATGAAACATCAACATACGCTCAAAAGTTTCAGCTACTTGTATATTCTCTTCCAAAACATGAGCTTTACCAGATCCTAACAACTGATTATCTGAAGCCATTGGTTTCTCCTTTAATTTAGGGAGTGTTTTTGGTACACTCCCTAAAACCATTTAGTGCTTTAGATCGCTTACTACGCAGTACCGTAATCAGCCGTAGCTAAAATCTGCGTGACTGAAGTACCGTGACCAGGTCCTGAAACACAAGCATAAAACGCTGTCTTTGCTGTATCCGTAATTTCAAGCGTATAAGTCCCATTAGCGAGCGTCTGTACCATCAAAGCTTTCTTGGCAGTAAGCGCACTAAAATCTGCTCCAGAAGCTGACTTAGCTTGGACAGTTCCAGATGCTGAAGTTCCAGTAAGACCAACGCCAGTAGCCGCATCACTCAACCAAACCAACAAAGAAAATACACCAGCCATAGCTTCGTTATTTTCATCAACAGCTTGTATAACAACGTCACAAACATTTGTTGCACCGGCTGCAGGAGTAAGTGTAAAACCTGCAGGCATACTATTTAGTACACCGGCAAACACCCCATTAAGATTCAGAGAATTAGGTATTGTTACCTCTTCATCTTCCGTTTCAAATACTCTTTCCAGATAAGCCATTTATTTACCTCCTTAACCAAACAGTCTTGAGGCCAGCTCTGGATACAAGGTTTTTGTGCCGTACAAAATATCCAGACGGATTATCTCTTCATCTGCTTCTATGTCAAATTGTTTTACAACACGAATACTAAGTCCGGTATCCGGATCTGTTTCCCTTGCACCCCAGACGTTAGCGGGCATTTCAATAGGTACTGTAACCAGAGCAAACGCATTAGGATGAAAGATCAGATTCTGAGGATACGCTGTAGCAGCTGTCCCAACAAATGTCAAAGCGGCACCATTCAGCGGAAGCGCATCAACGGTTTGGTATGCGCCAGAAGATATAATAGAAGGAGAAACTTTAATTGTCATAGAACCGGTAGCACTATCTACATCTTCAGTACAAACAAACCTACGAAGTACGCCAGTACTGGCGCCAGACATAGGGTTAACAGCGTTAACATTAGCGATTGTAAAGATATCACCTTTCTCAACTGAATTATTTCCTGCATCCCATCCATCAGTAACAACCTGAGATGCTTTAGTAAGTGTAGCACCATTCATTACCGGAGTCGCACCAGCAGTAAATGCTCCAGTAGTATGACGAACAACATTCTGATCAGAGAAAAGATCCAGGTTAGCGATACGACCAAGAAAGCCCTTCGTCATAATATCAGCTGCCACGTTCTGTGCAAAAGTTCCTTTAAGACCATCAGCCAGAGACCAGTTAGCAGCAGGACTCAAAATACCTACACGAGTATCACTAGGAGCTGCTTCATCATCCAAACCTTGCTGACAGCCACCAAGAACTGCAAAGGTCGAAGGAGTATTTCCAGGAACGCCACCATAATTATAAACGTCAGTGCACAAACTACAAAGATCTGCATCTACCTGATTCGCAAGCGCCGCGGCAGCAGGAGAGATATATCTCTTACTATAATCTTCAATAGTGGTAGTAAGGTCTACAGAACTAAATGCCCAGGACACGTGCGCCTGAGTTGCCATTGTAATAGAGGTTGAAGGTTCACTGATGTCAGAATTTACCCTTGCTCGTTGTTTAGATGCTCGGAATTTGTTTGGTTTACGAACAGTAACTGTCTGCCCAACCTTGACGAATTCGTTTTTATACGCTGTATATACATGCCTAGCCATTGAGAGGTGATTAACCAATTGCATAAGTACTTCTTTTGCGATTATTGTTGGGGTCAGCATTTCATTAGTTGAGGCCATTTCTTTTACTCCTTATGAGATTCTCGCCATACTCTATACTCTTTCAAAGACATTTTAGCTGGGTCTTGTTCAGTTACTCCTGTAACTTTTACAGGGGTTATAGGAGCTGGCGCCTTAGTTAACTTCTTATGTGTAGATTTAACTAGTTTTTTGGTTGGGATTTCTTCTTCCTTTTCCTCACTTGAGGTATTCGGATCAGGTATACCCGCAGCTATCTCTACTTCCAATTTTCCGATTTTTCTTGCAGCTTTTATTGCTGACATCTCACCAATTTCAGCAGCGACCTCCAAGTTTTGACCAAGATAATATAAAACCTCTTCAGGAATGTCAGATAAAAGAACAGTTTCGAGCATAGAACTAGTCAAAATCAGATCTTCATTAAAGACAAACTCATCATAATCAGAATACTTCTCACGACCTTTGTCAGTAACAACATCTATTTCATCATCGGCATCATCTTCGACTCTCTTTTTATCTACTTCCTCAGTTTCGGCAGCAGCCTTCGCCTGTCGTAAATTCATCTTTTGCTCAATCCTCCAGTCCGTTAAAGCTTCAAGAAACGCTGGAGTGTCTTCATAATCCTCAGGCTTTGGTTTGTCTGCTGTAGACGTAAGCTGTAACTGTTCAAGTTTAGCTTCTGTCTCACGTCGTTTAGTGCGCTCGTAATCTAAGTCCCTTTCCGCTGTTCTCCATCTTTTAGTGAGTATATCAATACGTTTTTCTCTTGAACCTTTTACAGGCACCTTCGCAGTTTTGGCTTCAATCTTTTCATCTTCTTTAGACTCAGCCTTTTCTGATTCCTTCTCTTCATCTACTTCTTCTTTCTCTTCTTCGTCTACTTTTTTCTCTGGTTCTTTTACTTCTTCTTCCGCAGACTCTTCAGTAGTAAGTTCGTCTACCTCAGTCTGAATTGGCGTAGTAGAGTCAACAGAAAGTAAATTTGGACTATCTACTCCATTAACTATACCACTTACAGGTACATCTACTGCTTTTAACTCTTCTATTGATTTTATCATAACGCAAGCCCTCCTATGGCTTGATGCAGTAATTTCTTACTGTGTCTTAAATTAATCACTTTTCTCTCATGTTTCTATATTCTTTCGGAGACATCTTTTCTACTGGTTTAACTATCTTCGGATCTACAGCAACTTGCTCTACCTGAAATTCGATGTTATACTCGGTTTTCTTATTTTTGCCGTTAGCACTTTGTGATTCTGTCTGTCTAACCTCGATAACACTTGCTTCAGCTGTAATAATAACCCTATCTCCGATATTATAATTCTTTAACGAAGGTAACAACGCTACTTGCTCAGTTCTAAAATGAAGTTGAAGTCCATAAGGCCAACGATCTTCATCATAAGGTTCTGGCATCCTTTCTTTTTGTAACTTATCT